TTGCGGTGGTCATCACTGCACACATTGGTCGACATGCGATCCAAAACGAAAAAACGAAAGTTCAAGCCTTGAAGAGCGTGAAAAAGAGTATATCCTTGCTCAAAAGTACATCGATTCAACTGTTAAGTTGGACACTAGTCTAGCAAAAAAGTTGAAAACCGGTGTTGTTCTTCCTACCGCTGCGTTGGTTTTGAAACCTGTAAATGAAAGTTATGCTTCTGTCATTTCAAAAAACACTCCACTCGACAAAGTGTTGTCAATGATAGCTCCTGCTACTCAGCAAAACACTCAAAGTCAGTCAGTTCTTGGTATTGTTCCAAAAGTTTGCCCAATTCCGGTAAAGCTTATTGTCGAATTTTATCATAAACCAACTAACAAACATGTCGCTTGTGGTTTGTGGGCGCCAACTGGTGCTGTCACAACGTCACACACAATTGTTGCTAATCACAATGATGGTGTTAATCGAGTGTTCTGGTTCCCAATCGGAGAACTCGGTATTCGGAATGTTGAACAAGAACTAGAGTTTGACATTCAAGGTGATTTCAATTCTGCTATTGATTTGTGTAAGTTCCACATTACTACGCCACATCCTGGCGGGACTTTCAAGCTAGTTAGCGCTCGTGTTGGAGCACCTATTCAAGCTGTTGTATTGTGGAATGGACAATTGACTTCACTTCAGTCAAAAGTTTACACAATGGGTCTTGTTGACGCTCAACGCGGCAACACAGCAACACAGAATGTCTTTTCTGTTCGCTATGACTCAATTCCCGGCATGTCCGGAAGCCCAGTCTTTGACGAGTATGGTCACCTTTGTGGCTTTCATCGATCTGGTGGAAACAGTGAAAAGTACGTTTTATCCGTGGACAGTCGTTTGTCCAAAGCTATTGTTGGCAATTCCAAATTGTCAAAAATGGTGGGTGGAACGGATTTTTAATCAGACCTACCCCTCTACTATCACCATCAGGCACTCTTCTACATATCGCTAATACCCCGATTTTCAAGCGAAAAACGGCAAAGTATTACCAAAATATGGAGTTGATTGACCTAGCACAAAAGAATAATTTTTACTTTCCAACTGAACACGTTTTAATGCCTGTCACTCCTGATTACCTCAAGAATGATAATGCTAAGTGGGATGTTATGCATCGATGGCAGCCAGATCTCAGAGCATGGGATTTAGCCGCCTCGGCTTTTCTAAGAATCAAGTCTAAAATATACCGAGGTAGTAAGCCTCTAACCTTTGAAGCCGCTCTTATGCGAGCTGAGAAAATGACCTCGTGTGGTTTTCTATTCAAACAGTTAGGGTTTAAGACTAAGGGTGAAGTTTTGACTAAATACAAGGATGAGCTTAAATATATTATCGATGAAATTATGGAAGGAGTTGTTTACCTGTCAATATGGGAAATGGCTCCAAAAGTAGAAATTAGAAATTTGCAAAAGCTAATAAATGATGATTATAGTAAGAGGAAACAGCGGACGTTCATGGTTGCAGATACGTTAGCTTATATAGTAGGTCTGATGTTGTACAGTGAGCAGAATGATCAACAAACTGCTTTATGTGATGACATCACTGATTGGTGTGGCGTTGGAATCTCAATCTTCAACGGAGGATGGAACAATCTCGCCTGTAATTTATTATCCAAATCCAACGAGTTTATTGCTTGTGACGAAACCGCAATGGAAGCGTGTATAACATTGGAGATTCAAGATGTTATATACGCTGCACGCAATGAACACATCCCTTCCACTCATTTTAAACTTGCTAATTGGTATGTGCAAACATGTCAGTATGGTATAGTTCATGACGGGTTTGGTAATCTTTATGAAAAAGTCGGTGGAAACTGTACTGGTCACAATAATACCATTCACGATAATAATGATGGAAGTACACTCAAGAAACTGTATCACTTAGGCAAGGACTGTGAAACTACCGACGAACTCGTTGAAAAGTATCACAATGCCGGAGTGAAAATCGTCGGAGACGATGATGTCATTCCCTACCACCCTATGTGGGAAGGTCTTGTCGAGTCAAGTGGTGAAATCGGTTTTCATACTAAGGTCGAAGCTTGGAGAGTTCCTCTAACATCCCTCAGTTTTTTAAATTTCGGATTCATCTTTGATATCAACACACGAATGTACACTTTCAAAGCAAACGAAGACAAGATATTCTCAGCTCTCTTTCTTTTCAGGAAAGATGATTCTTGGCGACTAACACTCGCTAGGTTGTATGCTATGAAAATTTTGTTTTACACAAACAAACTTCGATATTATGAGATCCTTCATTATATTGATTTTATCCTCGCAAGATACAAACCTGATATCAGTGGCGAAACTAGAATGGACAATATCATCACCGAACACTCTTTATATCGTCAAGATAAGAGTCCTCGAGAGATTGAATCACTCTTGTATTGTCTGGAAAGTGGTCAGAATGAGAGCAATGCGCAAACTCTTGTTCAAGAAATGATTATGGAATTTTAGGTGCTCTCAAATTTAAAGCCTAAAATAACAGCACGAAATTGCTGTTATTTCTATTCTATGTCATGCCACATACTAAAGCTACTCGAAAAACAAAAGCTAAGCCTCGCAAAGCTAAGCCAAAACGTCGTCAAGGTACCCGCACCATTCGTGGTCGTGGTGACTACACAGTTGGACCTCCCTCACAAGGATCAGCTGGACCAAGCTCAGGAACTAGCAGCCAAAACTTTTTGCAAAAGATGGCCGCTCCTTTTCTCAACGATACCGCCTCGGTTGGTATGGTCAATAAGGCCGCTCGTCTTGCTGGTAATACTATTGGCAGTTGGTCGGGTATTCCTGGTGCTAGTCAAGCATTAGGTAACGCTGGATCATGGTTCTCTCGAATTCTAGGATTCGGAGATTACAAGATTCAAAAGAATAGTCTTGCCAATGAAGCAATTGTACAATTCAAAGGAGCTGAAAGCACTGTTATTAGTGGTCGTGAATTTGTTTCCAACATTTCAGGATCAGCAGCTTTTGCTTCTCAATCATTCATCATCAATCCAGGTAATCCAATATTGTTTCCTTGGTTTTCTCGCGTCGCCAGATGCTATGAAAATTGGGAACCTATGGGGATTGTTTTTGAATTTCGCACAACTAGTGCCTTCGCTACAGGTACTACCAACTCTGCACTTGGTACCATCATTCAGGCAACTGATTATGATGTAGTTGATGCCCCTTACGTCAACAAGCAACAGATGTTGATCAGCACATTCGCAAATAGCCAAGCACCTTGTACCTCATTTTATCACCCGATAGAGTGTAGTTCTAAGAAGAACCCTTTGAATACGTATTATGTTCAAACAGGTACAAGTGCCTCTGCCTACCCTGATGACCCACGCTTTAGTGCTCTCGGCAATTATCAAATTGCTGCAGAAGGAATGCAGGTCACAAATATTGTTGGAGAACTATGGGTATCTTACCGATTCCGTATGTCCAAACCGCAGCTCAGTGCTGAATCTATTGGCATTAATTATGCACATGGAAAATTTGCCAGTTTAACACCTGGACCGGTTACCAACATTTATGCTACTACTCTCATCCCGACATGGAGCGTTGACGCCATTGGCACCAACGGAGAGGCAGTAACAATCTCAAATTTAC